ATAAGAATATAGATTGTCTGTATATTGACGATCTATTCAAAGGCAAAGTAACAGATGCGGATATCAGTTTAGCGTTTGAATTGCTTGACGAAAGGTATCGGGCGGATAGGATAACGATCATCTCAACGGAGCTTATGCCGCAGCAGTTGAGAGCGATAGACGAAGCTGTTGCAGGCAGGATAATTGAGAAAGCCGGAAAGCATACAATCGGCGTATCTCAGGGAAGCGGCAGAAATTACAGGCTAAGAAAACATGCTTAAAACATTTACTATTCCCGGAACGCTGCCGGGACTGAACGAATACATAAATGCAGAGCGGCGGAATAAATACGCCGCCGCAAAGCTGAAAAAGAACGCTGAAACTGTCGTTTCGTATTCAGTAAAAAGGCTTGGCAAATGGCGGGCGAAGAAGCCCGTGTATATGATCTATCACTGGTATGAACCAAACAGACGGCGGGATATGGATAATATATCTTCCTTTGGCAGAAAGGTTATACAGGACGCGTTAGTGCGTGCCGGGGTGCTTGAAAACGACGGCTGGGCGCAGATAGAGGGCTTTAAGGATTGCTTTTATGTGGATCGGAAGAATCCGCGGATAGTGGTGGAGATGGTGGAAAATGAAACGCAGTGAACGTATAGAAGATTTTTTAAACCTCCTGCGGGAATCTCAGCAGGAATACAACATAGCTGTTTCAGATGAGAAAGAAAAGAACGATGAAACGCAGGATTTATTACATTATTCCGAACTTCATGACGATATCCCATGCAATGAATTAGCCATCATGCAGGCTATGAAACAGACACGCAGGGATCGCAGAACGGCAAAGGATACAACAACGCTGTCTGCACATCTGATAGATTGGGCTGAAAAATATCGAAAGGCAGTAAAGGAACTTGAGCAGGTGCTCGGAAATGTAAGAAAAGACGAAGCACATATAGAAAACAGGTATTACACGCCTAAAACGGATATAGTGGAGCGGACGCTTGGGAGGAGAGAATGATCCAATTTCCAGATAAAAAATACAGCATAATCTACGCTGATCCACCGTGGAGCTATTCAGATAAAAGATGCAACGGCGGAGTAGCTAATCACTATAACACTATGAAGGTTTCAGATATCTGTGATCTTCCTGTAAAGAATATAGCGGATAAAGATTGTGTTTTATTCATGTGGGCAACTTATCCAATGCTTAAAGAAGCCTTACAGGTTATAGAAGCATGGGAATTTACATATAAGTCGATAGCCTTTCAGTGGATTAAACAGAACAAAAGCGGAAACGGATATTTTTTCGGGCTTGGACGTTGGACGCGAGGCAACACAGAACCTTGCCTGATTGCGGTAAAAGGTAAGCCAAAGAGAATCAGCGCAAGTGTCGGACAGCTTGTTTTTAGTCCACTTAGGAAGCACAGCCAAAAACCCGATGAAGTACGCGATAAAATCATAGAATTAGTTGGAGATTTACCAAGAATAGAGTTATTTGCAAGAGAGAAAACGCCCGACTGGGACGCTTGGGGAAATGAGGTGTGAAAAATGAAAAGAGAAGAAATATTAAATAATGCGAAAATATGCACTACACAGGATCGCAATAATCAGTATGGCGAGCCGGAAGATGTATTTTCTTTTGTAGCCGCTAAGTGGCAGGTACATATGGATAACAGACCGCCAGGTCCGCTAACTGCCCATGATGTGGCAATGATGATGATAGATTTAAAAACAGCAAGGTCAACAAGCAATCCGGCTCATATTGACAATTACGTCGACATAGCCGGTTATGCAGCCTGTGTCGGTGAAATAGTGAGTAAGAAGAGGACGGAATCGTTGGATTTGGTTATGAGATAAAAGAAATTTGAAGTATCGGGAATTGCAGTTAGTGTAACATGGAGGAGCTATGATGGAAACAGAAACTTTAAAACAAATAAGGTCGCTGCGAAACGAGATTAAGGGAATTGAGGCGGTGCTTGATGATCTGTCACATAATATGGTTTCGGACGTAGTGTCGGGCTCCTCCGATGAGTTTCCATATCAGCCGAGGCATTTTTTCGTTAGCGGTGTAGATGTATATAAACTAAACAAAACGCAGAAGAAGCTGATGCAAAAGAAACAGCAGCTTGTAAAGGCAATGCAGGAGGTTGAACATATGCTTGAAAATGTGGAAAATGCTGAGATACGTAATATCATTCGGTTGCGGTACGAGTTAGGCTTAACGTGGAAAGAGGTAGCTATAAAGTGTGATAGTACAGAAGAGGCTGTAAAGAAAAGAAGTCAAAGATTTTTAAAAAATTTTTGAGATGTCCCACATGTCCCGTTTTTAAGTGTTACTATGATATCGAGTTTAGATGGAACACGAAGTAAACAAGCCAAGGTTTCCTTCTTTCAAAATTTTTAGAAGCAACAAATCATGTAGGTTAAACAGCAGGACCCTGTCGCAAGTGCGGTGGGGTTTTGTTGTATAAAAAAATTTTTTAGAATACTGTTGACATAGTGTACACATTATAGTATAATAAAGACAGTTAAGAGAGCTTAACAAATACGGCAAGGGAAAGGAGTTAAAAATGGAAGATATGACAAGTAAGGAATTCAAAACTTTACTGGAAATGATATTATTGATTATCGAAAGTTGTAAAACAACTGAGGAAGCAATAGAAAAAATAAAAGGCTTAGACATCTTAAAGAATGACTAAGCCGTAATGCGATCGAAAATAGGGGCGGCGGGCTTGCCACCAAAGCCCCGTTTGATATAGTATATCAGATAATAAGTTGGCAAGTCAATAAAAGGAAAGAAAATGCCTAAAGGAAGTCCTAAGCCTCAGACGGTAGCTTCTGCAAAATGGAATGAAAAAGCAGGCTGGACTGCAAAAACATATAAACTAAAAAAAGAAGTGGTTGAAGCGTTTGCAAAAGCCTGCAAGAATGCAGGAACCAGTCAGGCAGCACAATTAACAAAGATGATGACGGAGTTCATCAACGAACAGAATAAATAAAGAACGTAAAGCGTCTGTATATGCAGGCGCTTTTTACGTGGATAAAACAGAAAGGGGGTGTTTTCATGGCTAAGCTGACGGCAAAGCAGCAGAAATTCTGCGACGAGTATTTGATTGACTGCAATGCGGCAAGGGCATATAAGGCCGCGTATCCGAGTATTAAGTCGGACGAAACGGCAAGAGCTAACGGTTCGAGATTGCTAACAAATGCTAACGTCAAAAAGTATATTGATGAACAGCTTGAAAAAATTCATACGGAAAAGACAGCCGACGCTGCGGAAGTCATGGAATACCTTACTTCTGTGATGCGGGGCGAGAGTTCGTCGGAGGACGTAGATGTAGAAGGGAACGGCGAGGGCTGTTCCAGAGCAAAGACGATGGATAAAGCGCCGGACGAGCGCGAGCGGCTGAAAGCCGCAGAGCTTATAGGCAAGAGGTATAGGCTGTTTACAGGCAGGATTGAAGCAGAGATGGATACGGATATGGAATTAAACGTGCATATTAACTATGGAAATGATAGCAGCGGTAACAATTCATAACGATTAGAAGTAGGAAGAGTAGAATTGGAGCAGTTTTCATGGATATCAGAATCGATGCGAATAGGTGTTTTCACCGTGTGAATCGAAGTAACAAGAGATACATAGTTATGAAAGGTTCGGCGGGGTCGGGAAAGAGCATGGATACAGCGCAGAATTATATCTTACGGCTTATGAACGACAAGGGCAGGAATCTTGTGGCAATGCGTAAATCAGATGTAACTAACAGAGACAGTACTTATGCGGAGCTAACAGGAGCTGTTTACCGCATGTTCGGAGATAAAGTGGAACGATATTGGCGAATCGGGCTGTCGCCTTTGCAGCTTACCTGTAAGATTAACGGAAATCAGATTATATTTCGCGGAATGAACGACGACAGACAGCGGGAAAAGTTAAAATCTATTACGTTTCAGAAAGGCAAGCTGACAGATGTTTGGTTGGAGGAAGCGACCGAATTTACACAATCTGATTTGGAAATTATTGATGACCGTCTAAGGGGAGATTTGCCGGACGGTCAGTTTTATCAAATCAGATTAACGTTTAATCCGGTGAATAGTAATCATTGGATTAAGAAAGTATTTTTTGATATTGTCGATGAAAATGTGCTGACGCATCACAGTACATATTTGGATAATCGGTTTATAGACGATGCGTATCATGACCGCATGGAGCGGCGGAAGAAAGTTGATCCTGAAGGATATAAAGTTTACGGTTTGGGCGAGTGGGGCGAGATTGGCGGGTTGATACTGCGCAATTGGGAAACAAAAGAAATCTCACAGAATCCCTCAAATTACGATGATATTGCAATGGGGCAGGATTTTGGGTTTAATCATGCAAATGTAATACTGCTGCTTGGTATCAAAGACGATAATATTTATATTCTTGATGAGATTTACGTGTATGAGAAGGAAACGGCGGAGATTATTCCGATTGCTGCTGAGAAAGCGTTTCCTATGAATCGGGAAATGTGGTGTGACAGCGCGGAGCCGGACAGGATTGAAACATGGAAAAAGGCGGGATACAGGGCAAAACCGGTAGTAAAAGAAAAGACGAACGAGAAGAAATACCAGTCGGCTCAGATTGACTGGCTGAAAGGCGTCGTACGAAAAGACAGAGTAATTAAACGTATGATTTACGTACATCCTTCCTGCGTTAATACTATAAAAGAATTACAGCAGTGGAGATGGAAAAAGGACGAGAGAACAGGAGAGTATCTGGACGAACCTGTTGCGTTTATGGACGATGCTATGGCGGCGCTTAGGTACGGAGTAGAAAGGTGGCGCAAACGTAAAATTGTGCTGGTATAAGGTGTGGAGAAATGCTTACAGTAAACGAGATAAAGCAGTTTTTAGACGAAGATGCAGCATCGGAGATAAAGAGAATGGCGCGTGTATGTCAGAATTATTATGAGGGAAGGCATGATATTCTTGATTACAGGTTGTTTTATTATAATGCAGATGGGATTTTAACCGAGGATACGACGCGCAGTAATGCAAAGATCCCGCATCAATTCTACACCGAGCTTGTGGATCAGGCTACAGAGTATATACTTTCAGGCGACGGCGGGATATTTCATTCGGACGATCCGGCGCTGCAGGAACAGCTTGACGAGTATTTTAACGATAGTGAAACTTTTATCAGCGAACTCGCGGAAGTAATAACAGGGCAGCAAGCGAAAGGATTTGATTATCTGTATGCTTATAAAGGTGAAAATGACAGATTGTGCTTTGAATACGCGGATAGTCTGGGCATAGTCGAGGTTGAGGGTAGGTTTGCTGACGACGGTAAGGACCAGATAATATACAGATATATTGATCGTGTGGATAAAGAGGGGCGGACACAGTTTCGCATTCGCGTAATCGATGACGAAAAGACATATTTTTACAAACAAACAGATGACGGAGAGATCACGAGCGACACTGCAATCGATGGACTAAATCCCAGACCGCACGCGCTGTATGTGAGAAAGGACGATACGGAAGAGAAATTGTTTACAAGGGAATTTGGTTTTTTGCCTGTTTTCCGTCTTGACAATAACAGGAAAAAGACTGGATTGTTAAAAGCTGTGAAGGCATTAATAGATGATTACGATCTGATGGCAAGCAGTCTGACAAATAATCTGGTTGATTTCGATGTGCCGATTCATGTTGTTAAGGGATTTGAGGGCGACACAATGGAAGAACTGATGCTTAATCTGAAAACCAGAAAGATTATCGGAATGGAAGCAACTGATGCAGGAGCCGGGGTAGATATTAAAACCATAGACGTTCCTTATCAGGCGCGGGTTGCAAAACTGGAACTTGACGAAAAGGGCATTTACCATTTCGGGATGGGACTTAATCTGGCAGGGCTGAAAGATACGACAGCCACAACAAATTTAGCGATAAAGGCGGCTTATTCATTGCTTGATTTAAGATGCAAGAAAGCGATCAGAGAGATAAAGAAATTTCTAAGAAAAATTCTTAAAGTAGTTCTTGATGAAATTAACGACATGGAAGGAACAGATTACAAGCTGTCGCAGGTATGGTTTGATTTTACGCCGCAGACGATAACTAACGGACAGGAAAACGCTCAGATTGAGCTTACAGAAGCGCAGACGGAACAGACACGTATAAATACCCTGTTAGGTATGGCGTCATATCTTGGCGATGAACTGTTAATGCAGAATATATGCGATGTACTCGATATCGATTACGAGGAAATAAAAGGGAAACTCCCTGATCCGAGTGAAGCGGAAAACAGTCTGATCGACGCACGAAAGGCATTTGAAGGTATAGACGCTTCAGATATTGGAAGTGGGGTAGAGATGCGATGAATAGACGTCAGAAAGAAGTACTTGAAAATACGCTGTCTGCTGAGGAAAAAGAGCTAAAAAAGCTGAAAGTTATATACAATAAGGCGTTGTCAGATATCGATGATAAGATCGCGCAGCTGATGGGCAGAGAAGATGCAGATATGCAGCATGTCGTTCATCAAGTGGAGTATCAAAAAGCATTGCGCGAGCAGATAGGCGGGATACTTGACGATATGAATAATAGGCAGTATAAGAACATCAGCGAGTATATAACGGAGTGTTACAGTAACGGCTATATAGGGACGATGTATGATCTTCATGGTCAGGGTATTCCGGTGATCGTGCCGATTGATCCGAAACAGGTTCTGAAAGCGTTGCGTATAGATTCTAAGATTTCAAAGGGCTTGTATAAAAAGCTCGGAGAAGATGTGGGACTGTTAAAAAAACGTATTGCAAATAATATTGCGCGCGGATTTGCAGCGGGTCACAGCTATGTTGAGATAGCGCGTAACGTCAGAGGGGATTCTAATATTGGGTTTAATCGCGCTATGCGTATTGCGAGAACCGAAGGACATAGAGTGCAAGCGTCTGCCGCGTATGACGCTCAAAAGGCGGCGAAGGAACAGGGTGCAGACGTGGTGAAACAGTGGTGTTCGGTGCTTGACGGCAGGACACGTAAAACACATAGAGAACTGGACGGTCAGCTAAGGGAGATCGACGAGCCTTTTGAGGTTGGCAGCAGAAATGCGATGTATCCGGGGGATTTTGGCAGACCTGAGGAGGATATTCACTGCAGGTGTGCGCTTCAGCAACGGGCACGCTGGGCGCTTGATGAGGAGGAATTAGAAACACTGCGAGAACGGGCAGCATATTTCGGATTGGACAAGACAGATGATTTTGAGGAGTTTAAGAATAAGTATTTACAACTTCCCGATGAGGCGGTTACAATTAAAGAACAGAGCAAAGCGTTTAAACAGTTAAAACAACAATGCGATGTTAATGATGTTCAATATAGACAGGTTTGTAAACTTGATACACCACTGACAACAGAACAAATTGTTAAAAAAATCAGCGGCGGTGATAAAACTAAAGGTTCTTGCGTATCGTTGTCCATGACATATATTGCAAATAAAAATAATTTAGATGTAACTGATTTTAGAGGTGGAGATAGCTGTTATGTATTTTCGGTACGTATGAATAATAGAAAATTAGCGGAATTGGCTGGCATTAAGGGTGAAGTTATTACTGTTAAGAAAGAACTAAAGGATACAATTAATATATTAAAAGATATAGATATCGGTAAAGAATATATGCTCAATACAGGTTGTCACAGTTCAATTATCAGAAGAATTAATGAAAACGATTATGAATACTTAGAATTACAACATCCGACTGCAGAAAGAAATGGCTGGACTTCTTTTAGTCAGTACGGTTCAATGAGCGAAACACTTTCAAAACGTTTTGGCTGCAGAAAAACACAGCGTAAGATTTTAGGTAGAAAAGTGGATTCCGATGTAATGTTGTTGGAGGTTGATTCTTTTAGAAATAATCCGGAATTTGAAGAAATACTCGGATACATAAATACTGCAGCTGATAAACAGCAGAAAGGAGTGTCCGGAAGTGTCAAGTAATTATGAGTGGTACAAAAACAATGATACTGATAAAATTTGGTGGAAGGATAATTTCGATGTAATAGGTGAATGGGTGTTCAGTTTTGATAAGAAGATCGAATACAATATGTTTCAGGATTATCCATATAAATTAACCGCTGAACAGAAGCGAATATTTGATGATGAAAATCCGTATTGGGCGGATTTCTTCAAAGATAGAAAATGAAAAGCAGTAAATGGAAAGCAACAGTAGATTGACCAGACTGTTGCTTTTTTGTATGAAAATATATTGGAGGTGAATTTGATGGTGAAAAAGAAATGCCCTACCTGTGGGCGGATTTATGAAGGGTTAGAACGCTATTGTACAAAATGCGGGGTTGAACTTATAAAAGATGAAAACCGTTGTTCGTCAAACAAAACAGAGCTTTGCAGACATAAAACATTTGCAGATGATGATATTTATTGCTGTTATTGCGGTTCATTGACTACATATGCAGCAGAAAAAATTAAAGAGTAAATATCAATGATAAACCGCTTTTTTGGCGGTTTTTTCTTGTCTTGGATAAGACATTTAAACTATTTGGAATCCTCAGCATGGCGTATAAAAGGCTGTTACTGGCGGAGACAACGCACATAAAAATGGGAGGTAAAAATAAGATGGAATTTTTGAAAGATATACTCGGTGACGAGTTGTACAAACAGGTCGAAGCGAAGATAAACCAGCATAACGGAGCCGAGGGCAACAAGGAAAAGCAGATCAAGATAGGTAACCTTGGCGCGGAGGAGTATGTGAGTAAACTCAAATACAGTGATCTGGAATCGCAGCTTACAGGCAAATCAAAAGAGCTTGATTCGGCAAATAAACTTATTTCAGAGCTGAAAAAGAGTACTTCAGATGATGAAAAACTGCAGACAAAGATAGCGGATTACGAAGCTCAGGTAGAGGATTTGCAGAAAGAGCTTGCAGAAATAAAGCTGAAATCAGCGGTTAAGGTGGCATTGTTGTCTGAAGGCGTATTAGACGTAGATTATTTGACTTTTAAGCTCAATGAAAAGTTAAAGGATAAGGGCGAGAAATTGGAGCTTGACGATAACGATAATATTAAAGATTGGAAAGCGCATTTTGACGGTCTTAAGACGCAGTTTCCGAATATGTTCAAATCGGAAGAGACAGGCGCTGATGTGTACAAGCCGTACAAACCGGACAGGCTGCCGGAGGGCAACAGGAACAGAACCGTTACGAAGGAACAGTTCAGGCAGATGTCCTATGAGGAAAGAGTAAAACTTAAACAGGAAAACGAAAAACTGTACAGACAGATGAGACAGGAATAAGGAGGGCAAATTAAATGGCAAGAACAGGATTATTCGGTGGATTTTATTTCGACGAGGAAGTATTTACGGATATGATGAGGGAAGAACAGTACTGGTCAAACCCTATCATGGCGTCAGGAATCGTAAGGCAGGACGCGTCCATAATGACTGCCATAGGCGCAAGCGGCAATGTAGCGACTATTCCTATTTATACGCCGATCAATATTCACGACACGAATATGGCAGCGTTAAATAACGATGGCTTGACTGATAATACGCCGCAGGAAATAAGCGGCAGCAGACAAACGTGTATGCTCATTCAGCGAATGAAGGCGTTTAAGGCGAAAGATTTTACAAAAGAGCTGACAGGAGCCGATCCGATGAGCCATATAAAGGCTTCGATCCAGAGCTATTATACGCAGGTTTGGGAAGATGAGCTGATGAACATCGCAAACGGTATACTCGGCGTATCGGTATTGTCTGATCACATTACTGACCTGTCTGTTACCACGGGCACTGTAGCTGACAAAAACAAGATCAACGAACATACTATCATTGATGCGGAAGCTGCGGCGCTTGGAGATATGGCAGGCGGTCTGGGACTGGCGATTATGCACAGCAGGATTTATGCGTCGTTTAAGAAGCTCGATCTCGTAGAGTACGAGAAATATGTTACACAGGGAGCTATAAAGCAGGATATACAGCTGCCGACGATAAACGGCAAACGCGTACTTGTTACGGATTATTATACGGTAGATACAACAGTAGAGCAGTTCCCTGTATTTAAGACATATTTATTCGGTGAAGGCGCGTTTTTGTCATGTGATAAGAATAATTACGAAAATCAGTATACGACCGACTACGATCCGGAAACGGCTGCCGGTACGGATATGTTCTATACTAAGCAGGGAAAAGTTTTGCACCCGAACGGTTTATCCCTTGCGACGGATAACATAGCGAAAGAATCACCGACAAAGGCAGAGCTTGCGACTACCGAGAACTGGTCGTTAAAATTCAATCCTAAAAACGTAAAGATCGGTATGATCAAGTCAAACGGCTGAGGTGCGATATGAACAGATTTATTATTTACGATGGATTGCCCTATCTGCTTGCTTGCGGCAGGGCGTATGCCGTCAGGTGGGATAATGCGGGTTTTACGGTGGGAAATGCGGTAGATATACCTGTTACACTCGATATGCCTATTTATTCTGAAATATCGGTTAAGGCGAAATGCAATAATCTTGACAGTATAAAGAAGGCGAATCCAAATAAAGAAACTGAACCAAAGCAGAAAAGAAAAGCGGTGAAATCATGATTATGACGACAGAAGAACTGCGGGAACTGACCGGAAGCGAGGAAACCGATGAAATGCTTGCCATACGGCTGGAAGCTGCTGAGAATTTCATTCGGGGTTATACTCACAATAATTTTCAGAATCGATTTATCCGAACTTTTGCGGAAATTTTGGGCGGCGCATTATATTTGAATGAGCCGCTGCCGCTTTCGGCGGGAGATACCGTGCAAATATCCGAATCGAAGTTTAACTCGGGGCTTTATGTGGTTGACACAGTAAACGGCGTCACGATTAATTTAAAAAATGGTGATGTATTACGTGAAGAATTTCGAGCGCTTGTTACAAAAGTTTTGTATCCGGCAGACATAAAGATCGGAGTAGCTAATCTAATCAAATGGGAGGCGGAGAACCGGAATAAGACCGGAATCCAGTCGGAAACTATAAGCAGGCATTCTGTTACATATGCAGACGCGAACGGGGACAGTGCAGTTATGGGCTATCCGAAAGCAGCGCTTGGATTTTTGCAGCCTTATATGAAGGCGAGGTTTTAGCTATGATAAACGGAAATTGTATGGCGGATATACAGGTCAGGTCGATAGTACGAAATAGTATAGGAGAGCAGATAGAGAACTGGGAAACGGTACATAGCATAAAAGGGTGGCTTGATTTGTCGGGAGGCGACAGCAGATATACGACATATAACGCGAAAATACAGGAATCTACGCATGTTTTTGTATCGGATTATGAAGCCTTGGACAGCAGGATAAAGGCGGAAAACAGCCGTGTTATAGTAAATGAAAAATGCTATGACGTGATGATTATAGACGATCCTATGGAGATGCATCTGCAGCTTGAAATTTATCTGAAATACACAGGAGGTCAGTAATGGTTGAATTTATTGACAATAGTATAAGTGTAAGTAACGCAATGCGGCAGGCGTGTATAAGATTCTTAAACGAAGCGGGCGGAGAATTGGCAGCGCAGACCGCGTGTGCTTCACGGGCGGATACAGGGCAGCTGCGCGGTTCGTGGCGTAATGATGTAGACGAAAACTCTCTTACCGCTACTGTCGGCAGTCCGCTTGAGAATGCTTTGTGGGAGGAATTCGGCACAGGAGAGTTTGCGGAGAACGGCGGCAGACAGGGAGGCTGGGTTTACGTAGACAGGCACGGCGTAGGGCATTTTACAAGAGGTAAAAAACCGCAGAGAACTTTCAGAAAGTCATATGAAAGGCTTAAACCAGCGATAAAGAGACGCGCGGAGCAGGAACTTGGGAGGACGTTAGATTGACGGCGCTTGAAATTATAGATCGTGCCCTGACAGATGAATTGAAATTGAACTACGCGTTTGGAACGTATAACGACGTACCGGAGTATCCGTACTTTGTCGGCGAGTATATAGAAAGTACCCCTATAACGGAAGACAGGATGATGGAAACAGCGTTTATTCTTACGGGGTTTACGCGAGGTTCATGGTTGGAGCTTGAAGAAGTAAAAGAAAAGTTACGAAAATATTTTGATCCGGTTACGGGAAAGATGGTCGCTGCAGACGGTTTTGCAGTGATCATTTTTTATGAGAACAGTACGGTCGTGCCTACGGGCGAAGCGGAGCTTAAGCGGATCGAAATAAATCTTAGGATCAAAGAATGGAGGTCAGTATAATGGCTTGGGAAGAATTTGCGGTGTCGGGAGTTACGGAAAGTACGCCGACCAATATATTACTGGGAGCCGGGACTTTGTATCGTAATTTTGTGTTTGATGCGGAGGCGAAAAAATGGAATGGTGCTATACTCGGCGCGACATCGGGTGGCAATAAGCTGTCGATTGTGCCTGAAGTTCTTGACATAGAAGCGGACGGCGTGCTTGTTAAAGCGAAGGGGCTGCGCCATAAGATCGGTGAAACAGCTACGATTGAAACAAATATGCTTGAAATTACAGGCGAATGGATCAAATCGGTTATCATTGGTGAAACGGGCGTGTCTGCGGACGAAAGATTTGACGTGATAGAATCTAAAGCGCTTATAGAAGACGGCGATTATATAGAAAATTTCGCTTTCGTGGGATTCAAGACGAACGGGGATCCGATCGTTGTAATATTTGATTATGCGATTTGCACTTCGGGACTTGAGGCAGAAGGTAAGAACAAGGAAAACAGCGTGTTTCCTGCTACGTTTGAGTGTGTCGCCGATCTGGTTGCCGGAGGTAATACAAATAAGCTGCCGTATCACATTTATACAGTAAAAGAGACACAACAGGTGCCGTCAGAAGAATAAAAGGAGGAAACAGCGAATGTCGGATATTGTGAATAACACAGAGTATACGCTTAGAAAACTCGAAGCAAGAGACGTTTTTGTAATGTCAAAAATCCTCGGTGAAATAGGCATAGAGGAGATACAAAACTGTTTCTCTGCAGAGCAGATCAAGCATTTTATCGTTGATGATGATAAAAATAAGGATGAAGATGCCGAGGTGGCGGCTCTTGGATTTTCTATCGTAGTTAAAATTGCAGGCGTTGTTCTTATGAATTTGGAGAAATGCGAAACATACGTGTACAGACTGCTTTCCGGTCTGTCAGGCATACCCGAAGATGAAGTAAAGACGCTTCAAATAGATGTTTTCGGTAAAATGATAACCGAAGTTTTTAAGAAAGAGGAATTTAAGGATTTTTTGAAGCCTGTTTTAAAATTGTTCAATCTGGCGAAGTAAAATTTTTTGATCTGCTTTTCAGTCGCTATTCTGATCCGCTCGTATTATTGAACGGTATGATTCAAATTAACGGCTTCAGCGGTTTTGTTTCCAAGATAATAGAAATATCAAATAAGGAAAAAGAAGATAAAGTAAATTGGGAATTTTATCTGCATAGAGTTGCTGATAAGTCTTATTCAGATTTTCTAAAGGGTCTGAAAGTTGCGGGAAAGGTTAAAAACATTGAACAGGCGGACAGAAATAATAACGATGATTTTAAAACAGAGATAAAACAGACGATAGAAAACGCGATGAAGGTTCTTGATGATTTCAACAGAAGGGGGTGAGATGCATGACGGAACTGTTTGCCTTAATGGGAACAATAGCGATTAACAATACCGAGGCGAACAATGCGATCGATGAGACTGCAAATCGTGCTGAGCGTACGCATGGGCGCATGAAATCGGCGTTTGGCAAGGTTGGAAGCGCCGCTGTAACGCTTGGTAAGGGTGTGGCTGCCGCAGGTACGGCGATCGTGGGAGGTCTTACCGCTGCCGCGGAGAGTACGAGAGATTATCGCGTTGATATGGGTAAGTTGGAGACGGCTTTTACAACCAGCGGATTTTCAGCGGAAGCAGCGCAGAACTCTTATCGAGGTCTTTACGCAGTAATGGGAGAAACGGACACTGCTGTGGAAGCAGCAAATCATTTGGCGAAATTGACAACTAATGAACAGGAACTTAATACCTGGACTGATATCTGCACGGGCGTATTTGCCACGTTTGGTGACAGTCTGCCGCTTGAGGGTTTAACGGAGGCTGCAAATGAAACGGCAAAAGTGGGGCAGGTTACGGGACCGCTTGCGGATGCGCTTAACTGGGCGACTTTAAGTGCGGAAGATCTTGGGACGGCGTTTGGCGGCAATACAGATGCAATGAATGCTTACAGCGCTGCCATAGCGAAGGGAGAAAGTCAGGAGGACGCGTTTAATGCCGCGCTTGCCGCGTGTACTACGGAGCAGGAAAGAGCCGCGCTTATTACAGGAACGCTTGACACGATGTATAAGGACGCGGCGGATACGTATAAAGAGCTTAACGGCGATATTATGGACGCAAATCTGGCTCAGGAAAATCTGAATAATGCGCTTGCCAATTTCGGCGCGGTTGCGGAACCTGTAGTAGCGATAGTCAAGAACATGGCTGCTAAGATATTATCGTCTTTTACAGAGCTTACAAAGGGGCTGCTTGAGGTTATACATGGTAATCTGTCATTCGGAGATTTTATGACGCAGGCGCTTACTGACCTGCAGAATGCAGTGACAACGAAACTGCCGGAACTGATGAAGACGGGAATGAATATGCTGCAAAGTTTCATTGAAGGTATGAGCGGTAATATGTCTCTGTTGGTATCTGTTGCGGCTCAGATAATAACGACATTCGTACAGAGCATAGCGGAATCGCTTCCGACGCTGATACCTGCAGCTGTAGGATTGCTGACGTCGATCGTTCAGGCAATCGTCGATAATCTTCCTGTACTTCTTGAAGCGGGATTGCAGCTTGTTATAGGACTGGCTCAGGGGATCATTAATGCAATACCGGAATTAATAGCGGCTTTACCGTCTATTATTACGGCAATCGTAGGATTTATCGTGGGGGCTACTCCGCAGATAGTGGCGGCGGGCGTTCAGCTTCTAATATCACTCGTTAAAAATCTTCCGGGAATTATTGCGGAGATAGTTAAGGCAGTGCCGCAGATCATTGCAGCTATTGTAAAGGGATTTGTAAGCGGTGCGTCTCAGATGATTGATGCAGGGCGTCAGCTGATGGGTGGTTTATGGAATGGTATAAATGATAAAGCCTCGGCGTTGAAAGATAATATAAAAAATATGCTTGACGGGATTAAAACTATCTTTACAGCGGCATGGGATAATATTAAAAATATTGTTTCGACGGTGCTTAATGCAATAAAAACGGTTATAACGACAGTGTTTAACGCTTACAAAACGGTCATAACAACAACGATGAACGGAATTAAAACTGTAATGACGACTGTATGGAATGCGATAAAAACAGTTGTAACTACGGTGATAAACGCGATCAAGAACACGATTACAACGGTATTTAATGCCGTCAAGTCAGCTATAACGAACACATTGAACGGTATAAAATCTGTGTTCACCAATGTGTGGAATGGTATTAAATCCGCTGTTTCAACGGTGGTAGGCGCGATTAAATCGGTAATTTCAAGCGGGCTTAATGGTGCTTCCGGCGTGGTTTCTAATGTCCTTGGAGGCATAAAGGATAAGTTTAGCAATATTTTTGAAGGCGCTAAGAATATCGTGAAAGGCGCTATAGATAAGATTAAAGGGTTTTTTAATTTTTCGTGGTCTTTACCTAAATTGAAGCTCCCTCATTTTTCGATCAGTGGTTCGTTTTCGCTCAATCCTCCGTCGGTTCCCCGTTTTGGTATTGACTGGTATAAAAAAGCCATGGAAGACGGTATGATTATGAATGAGCCGACGATTTTTGGATATGATCCAAAGTCGAATAAGTTTTTAGCCGGCGGCGAGGCTGGGAGCGAAACGGTGGTAGGTACTGGAAATCTGATGGCTATGATTAAATCTGCAGTCGCTTCTGAAAATAACGCATTTGCAGAAAAACTTCAGCAACTGATCTCAATCGTTACAAAGTATTTTCCGGTGATTTTAAATAGTATACAAAGACCGGTTGTGCTTGACAGCGGAGCTTTGGTTGGTGAACTTGCCCCGGCTATTGATAGCGAATTGGGCGTTTTGGCGGCGAGAAGGGGGCGATAAATCGTGAAAGGCGTGACTTTCGGCGCAAAGCACAGCTATGATAATTTTGGATTGATCCTGGCGTCAAAAACGATAGGAATGCCGGAGCCGAAGACGGAAACGGCAGATATAGCAACCCGAGACGGCGTTATAGATTTAACGGAATCACTGGGTTCCGTTAAATACAGCAATCGTATATTAACATTAACGTTTACCTTGCCTGAATCGGAATGCCACTGGCCAAGCAGACTGTCTGAAATTGCGAATTATCTGCACGGAAAAAAGATGGAGATATTCTTGGACGATGACAAGGGCTGGTATTATTACGGCAGATGTACGGTCAATGAATATGTTTCGGAAAAAACTCTTGGTACAGTAGTCATAGAATGCGATGTTGAACCTTATAAACAGGAAATCAATAGCCCGGGGAAACCGTGGAAATGGGATCCGTTCAATTTTATTAATGGAATCGTATACCCGTATGATATCGTGGTTAATAATACGGTGACGATTAATCTGTTCAGTCGTGCGCGTATTGTTTCACCTACTTTTACTTGTTCGTCCGCTATGGCTGTTACATATAACGGGCATACGTATCAACTGCCCGCGGGAAGGACTAAAGTGTATGAGATTAATCTGTCGCAGGGAGATAATGCGGTCACTTTTTCGGGGAACGGAACCGTAAATATAGAATATGAGGGAGGATTGCTTTAGATGTATCAGGTATATTGCGATGAAAAGCTGATATACGATCCGCGAGATGAAGAACTGTCGCTTTTAGAAGCGAAGGTCACGCTGGAAGTGAACGCTGCAGGCTATTTTGAGTTCAAGCTGCCGCCCGATCACCCATATTACGCGCTGCCGCAAAGAATGTTGTCACGCATAAAAGTATTGAGAGACGGCGTTGAAGTCTTCAAAGGCAGACCGACGGAGCAAAAGGTTGATTATTATAGGCGAAAATATATTTACTGCGAAGGTGAGCTTGCATTTTTAAATGATTCGATTCAGCGGCCGGCTGAGTATCATGATATGTCGGTCAGAGGTTATCTTGATGCGCTTGTCAATAACCATAATTCTCAGGTGGAAGAAGATAAGCGTTTTATTCCGGGCATTGTTACTGTGCGGGATCCGAATAATTCTCTGTACAGATATACAAATTACAACAGCACCATGACAGAGATAAAAGAGGATCTTATTGATGATCTGGGAGGGTATATCAGGATAAGAAATGAAAACGGCAACAGGTATCTCGATTACATAGATGATTACGATTATATAAATTCTCAGGTGATAAGGCTTGACGAAAACCTTACCGATTTCACAGGGAGCTTTGATTGGACAGAGATTGCAACAGCTGTTATACCACTCGGGGCAAGACTTGAAGAAAGTCCGATTGAGGCGTTGGAACAGCGGCTGACCATAGAAAGCGTTAATGGCGGAAAGGATTATGTATACAGCGAGGACGCAGTCAGCGTATACGGTTGGATTCTGAAAACAGTAACGTGGGATAATGTCAATACGCCGGAAATATTGCTTTCAAAAGCGCGGAAGTATTTGTCGGATTATCAGTTTGATCAAATGGTAATAGAAGCGAAAGCAGTCGATCTGCATTATGTAGACGGTGAAACAGAGCCATTTCGACTGGGCGATAAGATACGTGTAATTTCAAAACCGCACGCTCTTGACAGGGTATTTCCGCTGTCAAAAATGACGATCAATCTCAATAAACCGTCAGAAAATACAGTGACGCTTGGTACGACTGTCAGCAGGTCTTTGACGGCGAAACAAAACAGCGTCAGTGCCTCGATAAAGGAAGTGACGGAATCTGTTCCATCGATGTCAACGGCGGTAAAACTTGCGGTCGATCAGGCTTCGGCGCTTATTACAGCGGCTACGCATGGTAATGTGGTAACAACTGCTAATGAACAACTTATTATGGATACTGACGACGTTGAGACCGCAGAGAAATTGTGGCGATGGAATCTGAACGGATTGGGCTATTCAAAAACTGGTTATAACGGCAGATATGAGACGGCTATAACCATGGACGGGGCTGTTGTGGCGGATCGTATAACAGCAGGAAAACTTAACGCAGACATCATAAAAACAGGCAAGTTGCAGGATACCGGAGGCAATACAACGTTCGATTTATCAACCGGAACGCTTACTATAAAGAAAGGTTCAATTAATCTTGGCGGCGGAAAATTCAGTGTAGATACGTCCGGTTATCTTACTTCTACAAGCGGCAAGATAGGCGGATTTACCATTAATTCAAATTCTATATATAACGATATATTAACTCTTAACAGTAAAGGGCTGACAATAAAGGAAAGCGGTTACGATCTTGGATATTTCGGTTCTCAGCAATGGCACAATTACCCTTCTCATAAAGGTATTACAATGTCGTTGGAATATAATTATAATCCTCGATATGTGGTATGGGCTAATATGGATCATGCGAGTGATGATTATTATACGGTTAAATTAGCGTACGCATCTAAGTCAGTTGGCGGAGGTTCTTTTAAAGGCGATCGTATATCTTTGGGATGTAATTTGGATGGGAATAATTGGACGGCTGAAAATCTATGGATAGATCCTTATTCGGGCGGAGCGAGCGCGGGCATAAATTCTGACGATATTGTCGCAATACCTACCGAAATAGACAGCAGCGGTACGGTATTAAGTTGGATTTACGCTCGCATAAGAAATGGATTTTTGTGTTAGAAACAGGAGGCTATTTTATGAGATTAGTATTAAAAAAAGGTGACGGTGGACCGGGCAAAGCGCCGATTAGGCATTATACAAAAGTTAAAAGAGAGGATTTGGATAATGAGATTGAAAAAGAGAAACATAGAACTGGAAATGATGCTGATGGATCTTCAGTCGATACTTCCGCATCGTGATAAGGCGGGATATGTGGCTGCTCGAAATACGAGGATCATTAAAGATACTCTGACGGAATATCTGGATTTTAAAGTTGATCTGATCAGAAAATACGGAAAAGCAGATAAGGATTCAGATGGAAATGAATTGGATACGATTTCTATATATCCGGATTCTCCTGAGTTTGAAGCGTTTTCAAAGGAATTTGACGAGATTAAAAATATTGAGCATGAGGTCGATCTTATGACAATGAATTACGATGAGGTCATAGGGATCTTAAACGGCGAGGAAATTCTTATGCTTGAATGGATGTTTACTGAACAAGAGGTGAGTTGATGGCTAATATATCGGTATATCTGGCAAAGATCAAATCTGCTATTTACGGTGAGGAAGTACGAGGTTCGATCCACGACGCTATCGAAGCTATGAATGACGAATCTTCGGAAGCTAAAGAAGCTGCTATAACAGCGAAGAATTCTGCGTCAAATTCAGCTTCTGCTGCTAAAACATCTGAAACTAATGCTAAGTCATCTGAAACAAATGCAGCAAATTCTGCGGCTGAAGCTGCGATATCAGAAACAAACGCGTCGACATATGCAAATAATGCAAGTGTGTATAGTACGAATGCGGCAAATTCCGCGATAGATGCGGCTCAGTCGGAAAATAATGCTTATACGTATAGTACGAGTGCGGGTGTATCTGCGGAAGCTGCAAAGATCAGTGAAGATAATGCTAAAGTCAGTGAAACAAATTCAAAAGAATATTGCGACAGTGCAGAGTTATCAAAGGCGTCAGCCTTAAAGTCAGCCAGCGATGCATTAGAATATTCGGATTCTGCAAGGGAAAGCGCAAATGAGGCTGCTGAAAGTGTTGTTTCAGCAACAAATTCGGCTAAATCGTATGCGGTAGGCGGAACAGGAACGCGAGAAAACGAAGATACGGATAACGCCAAATATTATGCTGAACAAGCTAAAAATATTGCCGGCGGAGATTTTGTTACAAATTCGGTTTATAACGCTCATGTAAATGACGTAAATAACCCTCATGGTGTGGATAAAAATCAAATAGGACTTAACAATGTTGATAACACATCTGATGCAGATAAACCTGTTTCTATTGCTATGCAGGAAGCGTTAGATGAAAAGTCTGATCAAATAGATGTGTTAAATAATGAAATTACGACCTTGCGATCAGATACCTTAACCTTCAAAAACATCTCCATAACAACATCAGGTTTTACCGAAAACACCGATGCGGATTATCCGTATAAATCAGAAATTACATGTACGGGAGTAACAGCAGACCACGTTCCTTTTGTGGTATTCGATAAAGATTCGGCAGCAACAGGAATATTCGCGCCGTACGCTGAAACAACAGCTGGAAAGGTCATAATCTACGCTGTTAAGCCTGCGGCGTGTACGATAGAAAGTATTGTTTGTACGAGGGGGTAGGTATGAAAGGATCAAGCAACGCACCTAAAATAGTGCATAGTAATAAGAATCTGCTGGATAACTGGGATTTTACGAATCCAGTTAATCAGAGGGGAATAACAGAATATAAGATAGTTCAGAACATACAAATAAAAAAATATACAATAGATAGATGGTTTATTACTGACAGTGATCCAAATACAAGGATAACGATTGAAAAAGATACTGGACTTTATATAGATTTAAGAAAACAATGGGCTAATTTTTCTCAAATAGTACCTGTAAATAATCTGTTCAATACTCAGAAAAAGGTTACGTTATCTTTTATAGTGGATTATACAACACCTATTTTAAGTGTTTATATAGAATTATACGATAAGTTGAGAGATGGTACGGATATTCAATTAGCAGGTATACAAAAAAGTTTTGATGAAAGTAAAGTCGAAAGCATTACGATTAATGGAAAGGAATACAGCATATGCGCTGTAACATTAGAACTTCCAGCGAATTCAAAAGGTTATTTATATTGTGGCGCATTAAAACATTATACAGATACTACTGCGGCTTCGCTCCGTATTAAAGCGGTAAAATTAGAACTCGGCGAAGTATCAACATTGAAAAATGATGTTTTGGGTGTAAGTTATCCGGAAGAATTAATTAAATGCAAACAGTATTTATGGCGGATAAATGCTACAAGCGATGCCGCACGATTGTTTGGGACATGTGTAGGTCACGGAGAAAATTTAGCTCTTTCAAATATCATGCTTCCTGATAATTTTAGAAAGACCGCTTCAGCGCCAATTATCGAATATTCTAATTTATCGCATTTTAAATTAATTAAAGGCGCAGAAGAAAAAGCAGTTACCGGAATATTATCATCTGGTACAGTTGATAGCAGTGTTTCAGTTAATATATATTCAAGCGGAATAATAACAGGTGATGCATATGCGTTTGTCATGAATAAAGGATCATGGATACAGTTTAGCAAGGAGTTATAAATCATGAACTACGAAATACCAAAATCAAAAGTCTACATAAAAACAGACGAATCAAACAGAGTAATCCGCTGCGAAGGCGGTTACTCCATATCAAACATAGATAACATCGAAGAATGGATAAATATAGATGAAGGCTATGGAGATAAATACAATCTCTGCCAGTCCCATTACTTCAACAAACCGCTTATGAATATGGACGGTACGCACAATTATATTTACGATAATAACGAAGTCAGGAAATCTACATTAGACGAATTAGCCGAAGAATTGGCGGAGATGCCTGTTCCTGAACCGCAGACGGATGTACAGGCAGATACACAGGAAATGATGATAGATCACGAATACAGAATTACACTTTTAGAACTTGGAATTACAGAATAGGAGGAAAACCATGTTATACAGAACATTAAAATCACTTATATCAAAAGGCAGAACCGAGGGTTTAACTGATAAGATAGATATTTTTTATGCAGCGGGAAAACTCACAGATGAAGAATACAGCGAACTTATTTCGCTGTTAGGATAAGGAGGGCACATGAGAGGTTTAACAAACTCCCGTTCGGGGGGGGGTAGTAATTTGAACCTTTTAGATAATTGGGATTTTACGAATCCGGTTAATCAGAGGGGGCAGAGTGCTTATACAGGTGTTGGAACATATGCCATTGACAGATGGAAGTTTCCAGATAGAACCGGGACGTTGACAGTTAAAAGCGGAGGTATAGGCATATCTTTTAAAAGTCCTGAAACGTTTACGTCAATAGGACAATATTTTGAGAATTTAGAAAGTCTGATCGGGAAAACTGTAACGGCATCTATATTACTATCAGATGGAATTATAAGATCAGTCACATTTAAGAATTTGACTGCTAATTCAGATGTCAGCGGCGCAGACTTTAATGGTGGCTATTTGAATTTACTTATGCCATATAATTGCTTTAGAGTAATGATAATTGAAAATTCATCAATCACGATTAAAGCGGTAAAATTAGAATTAGGCAGTGTGTCAACCTTAAAGAATGATCTGCTGGGTGTGAGTTATGATAAAGAGTTGTATAAATGCCAAAAATACTTACAAATAATAAGAAATGAATCTAATAACGAGTATGTAACTATTTTTGATAGCGTACCATGGCAGGTTACAAGAGATTTTATAGCATATCGTTTGATACGTCCAATGCGTAAAACGCCTGTATTAACATATGTAAATATAAGAGCACAAACAGCAAATGGTTATTTTTATCCTATAAACATATATATTGAACAAGATGATACAATAATATCTGAAGATGTACCATTAGTTAAATTACGTATAGAATCTGCTGATAATACAAATTATCCATTACCAAACGAAGCATATTTAATGAATATAGGTGCGAAAGGTTATATAATGTTTTCCGCAGATTTATAATAGCAAAGAAATGATTTACATGGTAGAATAAGGACAAGGATTATCGCTTGGCGGTCGGTCACTCCCACACGAAAGGGGGTGACGCTTATGATTATTTCCAATATTATTGCTATTGGAACACTTATTGTAAGTGTTATCGACCTTTGCATTGATATATATTATCATCGCAAAGATGATAAATAGCAAGACCGCCTGACTCAAGTACATATGTACATATTGAGTAAGGCGGTCACTTCTGAATCTTTTTTCGGACTGACCGCCGGTTCAAAAGCGGTAATCCTTTTTCTATAACCAGATTAGCACATATTCAAAACTTAATCAAGAAATTTCAGCGTCCTTTTCAGGGCGTTTTTTAGTGCAAAAAATGGAGGTGAAACGATGGAGAATATAATATCAGTAAAATCCTTCTTCATGGCTGCTGTCGGAGCAACAGGAGGAGGCATCGCTCAGTTGTTCGGCGGCTGGGGTCCTGCGCTTACAACTCTGATGGTATTTATGGCGATAGACTATGTAACAGGCATAATAACCGCAGGGGTGTTCCATAAATCTGAGAAAACAAAAAGCGGCGCATTGGAATCACATGAAGGCTGGAAAGGTCTATGCAGAAAAGGCGGAACTCTTTTAGTGGTTCTGGTAGCATATCGGCTTGATCTTATACTGGGATCATCATACTTAAAGGACGCGGTTATAATCGCCTTTATCGCAAATGAAACGATAAGCATAATCGAAAACGTCGGACTTATGGGAGTTCCGATTCCCGCTCCGATATCAAGAGCAATAGAGGTATTAAAAGAAAAAAGCGAAGATAAGAAAGAAGATTAGTACGGGAGGAGTAAAAAAATGAAACAGTACATAGGAACAAAATTAATCAACGCAGAACCAATGACAAGAGGTGAATATAATATTTACAGGGGTTGGCAGATACCAGAAAACGAGAATCCGGAAGATGCAGGATATCATGTAATATATTCGGATAATTACGAAAGCTGGTCGCCGGCAGAAGTGTTTGAAAAGTCATATTTGCAGCTTGATGTAAATGCTGATCTGAGAACAGATAATCCGTCAATTTCTAAGGCTATGGTTGATAATTTCATAGCTGAAACAGAAGTTATCACTATGGGAGAAAAGACAACGGTTGTCAGGGCTGTTTTAATAAACGGATTTGAAATTATTGAAGCATCATCATGTGTCAGTGTTGAAAATTATGATGAAAAACTCGGTGCTGAAATTTGCCTTGGAAGAATTAAGAATAAGATATGGCAGCTTCTTGGTTTTCTGTTGCAGACTGCTGTAAATGGGATTAGCACTCAGAATAGAAAACCGTTCATTATAGAGGAAAAAGAGATTGGATATACTGACGACAGTGATTTTATAACGATCACCAACGAAGACGTTATAAAGGAAACTATGAAAGATATTAAATAAGAAGATTAGAGGTAACACAATGAAAATACCAATCCAATATCTACAAACAGACAACCGCTGGGGAAGTAATGATTATTCCGCCAAAGGAGAAAAAACAACAATAGCAAAGTCGGGCTGCGGTCCGACTTGCGTAGCTATGATTTTAGCAACGTTAATAGATTACAATATAACGCCTGCCGATACATGTTGGTGGGCAAAACAGAACGGATATAAAGCCTGCAAGCAGGGGACATATTACAGTTATATCAAAGCCCATTTAAAGCTATACGGAATCAACGCAGAGCAGCTAAATAATACGAACATATACGGTAAATCTACTCAGGCGTCTAAGAACGCCCATGCTAAAGCCTTAGAAGCTATAAAAGCAGGTAAGTGGGTAATATGCTGCATGGGTTCGGGAAACTGGACAAGTTCAGGTCATTTTATTTTATGGTATGGAATAGATAAAAACGACGTCCTGATCCGCGATCCGAACAGCACAAAGTCCACGCGGATAAGAAACAAACTCAGCTTATTACAGGCTCAGGTTAAATATTACTGGATCGTAGACATAGAAGCAGAAGAACAGGGAGACGACGAAATGGTAACAGACAGACCGATAACTATATTCGGAAAAGAATACACAGCGAAAGGAATCCTAAAAGACGGCAGCAACTACATAAGCCCGAAAGTACTTAAAGAAGCGGGTTTTGATGTAGGAAGTCAGGGAAGCGAGCCGATAATCAGTATGTCGACTGTTAAATTAAAATTAGCGGGTAAGAATAAGATACTGACCGGATTCAGCAGCAACGGAACGACGTATGCGGGAATAAGGCAGCTTGCAGAAGCTCTGGGGCATGAGGTGAGCTGGGATCAGGAGAGTAAGACGGTAGTGATTGAATAGGAGGCAACACATGAGATTAAATCAAGGCGATAAAGTACGCCACTTTAAAGGCAAAGAATATAAGATAATCGACTTCGCGATTCATTCGGAAACCGACGAGAAGATGGTCGTGTATAAGGCGTTGTATGAGCCGTACAAAACATTTGTACGGCCCTATGATATGTTTATGAGTGAGGTGGATCGGGAAAAGTATCCTGAGGCGGGTCAAGTGTACAGGTTTGAGAAGGTTTAAAAAAGAACAGGAATAATAAAATAAGCGGGCTGAGTGGCTCGCTTATTTTATGAATTATTTTCGTTAAATTTCTTTATAATATGAATGCATTTTGTAAAAAGTTCTCATGAATTCTTATTTCCATCGGAAATAGAAGAATGGTAGCCTAAATTAAAAATACGGGCTATTAATGAAGTAATTTGATGTTCACTATACCCAAAACCTTTGAGAACAATAGCATAATTCACCCATTCTAAAACCGTAATATCTAATATTATTTCGGATTTGAGCTCTTTATCTATATTACCATGTGCAAAATTATTTCTTTGTTCTTGTAGACGTTCGCCAATCGCTGAATATTCAAAATTTTGATTATTTAAATTATATAAATATTCAATAAAAGGTTTTAAAATTTGATTGAGATCTTTTAATGCGTATTGTATTTTATTTGACAAGTTTGTTTTTGTATTAGAAATAAGTTTTATAAAATACTTATGCTTTTTCTTTAATTCGTTATTGTAAGATTTATTTTCAGGTAATTCTTTAATAGCGTCTAATAAATCGTTTTTTACAGTTTCTTGTTTTGAACTTAATGGAATATCGTATATTTTATTAAAGTTATATTCAAAAGCAGCAGTTATTAAAATAAAACGAGCTGGAGTAATAAGATGCTTATCATGCTTACTTTTTGGAATATGCTCTACATATAAAGATTCAGAGGCAATATCGTTCATTATATTTTCTATATGCTCTTTAATTAGTTCGATGGAAATTGTTCTTTCAATAACATAATCCGATTCAATAATATTTTCTTTTGAACAAACATATAGTTCTCCGATTTTGCTAAAGTCAGAATTTGTTGTTTTTCCGTATAAAGTAATCATGTTGATATCTATATTTGTTCTATATGCAATAAAAGATAAAAAATTATTTATAATATTGTAAATACTAAATAATTTTTCAAAAGATGTGGTTTCATTGAATCTAAGAAGAATTTGAGATTTAGACAATATAGGAGTAGAAGAACCATATTGTATGGTGTTTTCAACACCAAAATTACAAGTAATATTTTCATTATTAAAATTAAATGAAAAATTATTAATTGTATCTTTATATGGCTTGATTTCAACTTTTGCGTTTTCTAAGTTTGTAGAAACAGTATAACCTTTATTAAGAGAATAAAATTGGTTTATTTCTTTTCCATAAAAACCCATACCTGAAATAGCAGAAATTATTGAATTGTATTTAATATATGCATAAACATCTATTTTTGAAGTATGATAGAATGATAATGTAGTATATTTAGTTGAATCATTTTGATTTCCATCGGTAAAAAAGATATAAGTATTACCAGATAAATCACAACCAGTAATACAGTGATTGTCTTGGCATTGCACAATATTGTCAAATAAAGATTTGTTTTGCATTCCATCATCAAGGATGAGATTTGTAAAAAGTGTAATTGTATTATTTTCAAATGAAAAAACAACTTTTCTATCATTCAGAATAGCATATCCTGTAATATTCATATAAGTTTACCTCCTGAAAAATTATATCATTTATAATTATAAAATAAAGTTCAAATAATAAAAATAGCGACCTACTGCTTACTTTACTGTTTTGCATAGGTCGTTATTTTCATTGTACCATTACGATTAAGTTGAAAAATAGCTAATAAGCGTTAATAAACGCGTGTTCGGTTAAAAAATATAAGCACCGTGTAAGTGCCATAGTTGACAATATAAGTTTTGTAACCGTTGAAATTCCAATGTTTTATTCTTTTTCCATACGCCTATGAAATAAGAAAATATTAAAAAATGGGCGATTAATACAACTTAGCGAGATAAAAAACATAGCTATTTCAACACTTTCTATTTAATATAAATTAAGAGATTGTTGTAAAATAATATGCGTAAGTGTCAAACAAGTATCAAGTAAGTATCTGGTAAGTGTCATTTTAAGCGCGGGCTTGAGTGTCGATTACCACCCCTGAAACGCTTACTGAATAGTCAAACTTATCAATTTCTTCTAATAATTTTTTTATGAGAATATGCGTATACGTTTGCTCAGTAACATCGCCGGAAGTATGTCCAAGTATCTTTTTTAAATATACTTGATTTAATCCTGAAGCGGTGGCGATAGAAGTAAATGAGTGCCGAGCATCATGGCTGCGATGCTTGTTTGAATAATTATTGAGCATATTTTTGAATTGAGGATAGCTTGTAGTTTTTATCCAGTTTATTAAATTTTTTGATGTGGATAACAGACTTACAATTGGTAATATGTCTTTATGTATAGGGACTATTCTATCAGATGATTTATTCTTAGTCCCTTTAACATGTATATACCGTTCTTGCAAATGAACGTCATCTGGTTTAATGTGGAGAAATTCTTGTATGCGCACTCCTGTGTATATCATAAATAACAGACCCGGTACGATGGGATTATAATCTCCTGAACGGTATTCACTCCATAAGTTTTCAATTTCAGTATAAGTGTATGGTGTTGATTCTTTTTTCGTTTTTATTTTATTTATTTTCACAAATTTTGAATAGTCCTTTGAAGCTATATCGTTTTCTATGGCAAATTTAAAAATTTTGCCGCATAAATTAATTATATTACCTTGATTTGATTCGGATGTTCCGGCATAATTATCCACTACGCTTTGTATATCATTAGCACGTATAGCGTTAACGGTCTTTTTGTGTAGTGGTTTACATTTTGCATACGCAGCTTTGTAGACGCTCGCCGTGGACTTGCTTTTCTGCGAAATATCCCGCTCAAACACCACTTTAAAAGCATCTTCAAACGTCATATTTATAACATTAACATCTAAGCCGTTATTCCTGAATTTTTCAAGGTCGGCGAGAGCTTCGGCTTTGGTTCTTCTTGCCGGTGCTATGGCTACCTGTTTTTGTTTTAGCACTCCGTCATCGTCATACCAAGTCTTTTGTGTGACGTATGCGCGGTATTTATTGCGCCTGTTGCCTGACAGCTTTTTTACGCTACCTGTTCCGTTTGGTCGTTTCATGTTGTGTACCTTCCTTTCCTTAAAAAAGGGCATAAAAATGCCCGACAACTTGATTTTATCGGGCTGTAATGGTACAATTTATTTGTGTTTTAGGTTGTATCATTACAGCCCATATTTAAACGTCTCCTGCGCCAACAGGGGGCGTTTACTATGCATAAAAAACCACCTATTTAGATGCTATCTCTTCATCTAATGCAGGATATGGCATATATGTAACTAATATTTCTATACCA